ATCGCCCTGTCCAACCTGGGCGAGGCGAAAATCGCAGCGCTGACCGACGAAAACGAGCGGGCGCGGCAGTGCAACCTTCGCTATGAAGACTGCCGTGATGCCGTGCTTCGCTCTCACCCCTGGAATGCGGCGGTCACCCGTGCGGCTCTGGCTGCCAGTGTCACCGCTCCAGCCTGGGGGTATGCCAAGAAGTTTGCCCTCCCCGCTGACTGTTTGAGAGTCTTGGACATCGAAGACTTTTACCAGGACTACAAAGTGGAAGGCCGCTTTGTGTTTACCGATGCAACAGCGGTCAACCTTCTCTACATTGCCAAGGTCACCGACCCCACCCAGTTTGACAGCTTACTACTGCACGCCATCGCCATGAAGCTCGGCAGTGAGATCGCCGAAGCGCTCACAGGCCGTGCGGAGCTGCGTGACCGAATGCTTTCAAAGTATTTACAGATTCTAGCGGAAGCGCGTGGCGTAGACAGCCAGGAGCGCTCCCAGGCAGGCGAGTTCATTGCGGACGGATTCATTAACGCCAGGTTGGTAGGCAGCACCTACCGCCGAGCAGTACCGGCTCCATAATGCGGATTCAGGCCCTTCAATCCAGCTTTGCCGACGGGCAGATTAGCCCGCGTATGCAGGGCATGGTTGAACTGGAGTCCTACAAGTCCAGCCTCGCCAAGCTGGAAAACATGATTGTGCTGCCGCAGGGCAGCCTAACCCGCCGACCTGGAACCTTCTTTGCGGCCCGTACCAAAAACAATGGGGCGGCAAGACTGATACCCTTCAGTCGCGGTCAAGGGACCAGCCTGATCTTAGAGTTTGGCAACCTATACATCCGCTTCTTTGCCAATGACGGCCCTGTCCGCACCGATGACATTGCAGGCACCTATATCCAAAGTGGCACTACCGTAACCGTCACCGAAACCGGACACAGTCGCAGCATGGATGATGAGGTCTACCTCGACTTCACTTCAGGCGATGGCGTTGACGGGTTCTACACAATCACAGGCACTGCTGGGAATGACTTCACCGTCACCAGCACCACATCACAGACTACCAGCGGCAACGTAAACATCAGCCAAAGGTACGAAGTCACAACGAACTACACGGCTGCCCAGGTAGATGAGCTGAGTTTCACACAGAGCGCAGACGTTCTGTTCCTAGCCCATCCCAGTCACCCGCCAGCCCGCCTGGAGCGTTTCGACACCAACCTCTGGACCTTAACGAATCTACTGCCGTCTGTAGTGAGCGGAACCTACACGACCCCTACCGTAGTCTTTACAGATGGGCCGTTCCTGGCGACCAACACCACGACCACCACGATGACGGTAGCGCTGGCTACTGGTGGTGGCGGTGCTACCTGGACCACCGTTTTTACCAATGGCTCACTCAGCCTTGAAGAGGTCGGCACCGTCAGCCCAAGCAATGTCGATGTCACCACCAACACCTTTACGCTAGCGAATCACCCGCTGGTGAATGGCATGAAGGTGCAGTTTGCGGCAATCCCTAGTGGATTTACTAGCACCCCTACGCTATCGGCAACCACCGATTACTTTGTGGTTAGCGCCACACAAAACACCTTCAAGGTAGCGACCACCGCAGGCGGTACACCCGTAGATATTACGGCAGCACCCACCTCCGATGATATGACGGTCAGCAAATCCTTTGTAGACAAAGATGTCTATGTGCGGGTTACGGCCAGTTCGGAGAGTGGTATCAACGATGGCGATGGTTTCAAAAGCACAGACCGAGGGCGCTACCTACGGCTGAACTCTGAGATCGCGCCCCAAATCAAATGGGGGTACGGCGAAATCATCGAACTCCTTGGAGGCACCTCTACCACGGTTGTGCTGGTCAAACTCAAGAAAGCCATCGCAGGCGTAGGCGCTACTACAGAATGGCAGCTAGGTAGTTTCAGCGAAACGACAGGCTACCCGCGTACCGTACAGATTTATCAGCAGCGCCTGGTCTATGCGGGCACCAGCGAAGAGCCCCAGACTCTGTTCTTTAGCCGCACTGGTGACTTCTTTAACTTTGCCGCTACCGAACCGCTAGGGCGCTCTACCGGCCAGTTCGACAGCGCAGGGCGCAGCATTATTGGTGAGCAAATCTATGAAGACAATGCGCTCAGTCTCACCATCAGCTCAGACACTGTGGATCAGATCGAATGGCTGAACGAAGACCGGCGTCTAACGATTGGCACCAGCGGTGGCGTATTCCAGTGCTACGGGACCGATGATGATCTAACGCTGACCCCTTTCAATTTTACGATCAGCAAAGTAAGCGCCTGGGCCTGTGACTCCACAGCCTTGCCCGCCAAGGTAGGCAACAACCTATTATATGTACAGACCAATGGGCGGAAACTGCGGGAGCTGGCCTTCGACAAACTCCAAGACCAGTACAGTGCGGCAGACCTGACGCTTCGCAGTGAAGACATCTCCGAAACCGGCATCATCGCCACCGCTTACCAAGATCAGCCCTACAGCGTGCTGTGGTGCTTGCGGAACGATGGCAGGCTAGCGGGTCTGACCTATGTGGATCTGTTACAGATGCGGGCCTGGCACCGCCACACCATTGGCGGAAGCCACAGTGATGCGACCTATGGATCACAGGCAAAGGTGGAAAGCATTGCAGTCATTCCAAGAGGCACACACGACCAGCTCTGGATGATTGTAAAGCGCGACATCGACGGGGGCGTGAAGCGCTACATCGAATTCATGGAACGCTATTTTGTTGCCAGCGAGGTCGTGCCAAGTGACGCCCACTTTGTAGACAGTGGCCTGGAAGAGCCACCCAGCCGTACCAGCGCATCCACCAGCGTATTGGGGTTGGATCACCTAGAAGGCGAAAGCGTAGCCATCTTAGCCGATGCTGCAGTCCAGCCCAACCGCACGGTCAGTTCTGGAGCGATTACCCTACAGACCGCAGCGACTAATTTCCGCATAGGATTTGGTTACAACAGCGACATTGAAACCCTACCAATGGTAGCCGCCACCTCACAAGGCACCAGCGTGGGCAACCGCAAGCGCATCCACCGTTTTACCGTGCGCCTGCTGGAGTCACTGAGCTTTAAGTTTGGCACAAACGCCAATGACCTAGACGCGGCCACGATCGCCTATTTGGAGAGCCTTGGGCTGAACTTTGGCGTCAACATATCAGACCTGACCGAAGCGGTCTTTAGAACGGCCAGCGACAATATCGGCAGCGCCTTGGCTTTTTTTACCGGTGAGAAGACGTACCAGGTTGGCGATCAGTTCAACACGATTACCCAGTTATTTTTGCGACAGGACCAACCGTACCCGTTTTCTGTCACTTTACTAGCAATTGATTACCAGACCAACGAATGAGTGCATTAGCCGCTTTTGCAGCAATTACCGCAATCAGCACGGGCCTGAAGATGTATGGGCAGGCCCAACAGAACGCTTCGCAGGTGCGGGCCATGAAAGCGCAGGCTGGGGCGTACCGGGCGAGTGCTGCAGAGAATCTAGCCTTCGCTAGAGAGCAGGCCAGCCTCTACATGCGCACCGGCGCTGAAAACGCCAGAGCGATTGAGTTTCGTGGGGCGGAGATGTTGATGCAGGAAGAGATCGCCGGCCAGCGACGCATCAGCGGTATCCGCGCACGGGCTGGTAGCTCTGGCGCTTCCGTCAATGTTGGTACACCGGCAAACGTACAGATCGCTCAAGCCTTTGCGAATGACTACAACCAAAGAATGATTGATTACAACACCCGTTATGAAGCCGCCCGTACCCGCCTAGAAGCCAAGCAGAGAGCAACAATGGAACTGAGGCGCGGACAGTTGGCCTATAACAACCTGATGCGTCAGGCGCAGCTTTCGGATCAAGGCGCAGGCGAACTGGCAGGCAGCAGAGACATGATGCTGTTCAGCACCCTACTCAGCGGAGGGGCCGACTTCGCAGGCGGCTACTACCGTTTTGGTCAGCTTGACCCACAACCGACTACCACGGCGCCCTAATGGCTAGGCTCCCTTTTCAGCAGGCTACGGTCCTGCCCCAACAGAATCGCCTACAAGCCCCTAGTGTGCCGAATGCCCCTGGGCCGATGCCTACACAGGTGCCCGGAGCAAATGCCCGCTACCAGGCGCTGCAGAGCCTCGGCGAGAGCATTGCCAAGATAGGCCGCACCGCTGCAGACATCTACTTGACACAGGCCGAGAAGGAACAGGACGAGCAGGCGAAAATTGATATTGTCCAGGGTGGGCAGCAACTAGACCAAGGCTTTAATGGGTTTTTGCTGGACATGGAGCAGAACCCCCCAGAAGACATGGCGGACGCAATGGCCCGCTATGAATACTTTCTGGATGGTGGCGACAAGAAAGATCCTAAAGCCCCTGGTATGCGCCAGATGCTGCTGGAGGCGTTAAAAGACAAGCCGAAGCGTGTGCGGGATGCCGTTACCAGGATGCTGGACAATAAAGAGATCCAGACCCGTCAGGTCTTGGCGCTGCAGGAAGTCCGCAGGTCACAGTCCTTTCAGGAAAACAAAAGCCTAGACAACGCACAAGCCCTGCTAGGGCAGTACCTGCAAGACCTTGAACCTGAATCCTTTTTGGTCAGTGCCGACGCCACACCAACACAACGCAGGCAGGAAATTGCCGCGAAGCTGCAGGAAGTGGTCAACCCCGCGCTAGAGGGGCTAGCCCCAGCAATTCGCCAGAAAGTAGAAACACGACTAAATGCGAATCTGGTCAGCACAGGCACCAGTATCTTCCAGGCGCAAGAAGAGGCAACCAAGAACGAGCTGCGCAAGAGCTTTGCACAGGCAGAAGTCAACCTAGCCAAAAGCCCTGCCCCCCGATTCCAACGAATGGCGCTTTACGAGGCATTGCAACAGCAACAGGTCAACGAGCAGTTGATAGCCCCAGAAAGGGCTGTTGCCAATATTGCCAAGTTTGAAAGCACTCTTGACAACACAGACTTTGACCGGCGGCTGTTGGAAGATCCTGCAGCGCTATTGGAAGACCTGCTCAACAATGAAGAGGCGTTCCCTACTTTCCGCGAAAACCGCTTTCAAAAGATCCGCGAGCTGCAGAACTACATCAGTGGTCAGCAAAGTAAGGGGATTAGCGAAGCCCGGCGTCAGATAGGGTTTGCCGTAACGGCGATCCTGTCGCCAGAACTTAGCCCGGAGCGGCGTGCTGAACTGGAATCCCCTGGATTTATTCAGGAAGCAATCAGTCAGTTGGTCAATGAAGAAGAGCGGGTGATTGCTGGGGGCCTACACAACTACGCCATTGAAACACACCAGGCGCTCAAGGTGGCTCCAACCGCAACCCTGGCAGAGTTGACCCAGCTCAAGCGGGATCTGACACCGCCCTTGTTTATTGATGGTGTAGACAATCTGGACATCGACAAGTTCCGCACGATCTACAAAGGCACCACCGACTATATAGAACAGATCGAAAAGGCCCGCAAAAGCAATGGCGCAGCGTTCTATCAGATACCTGAAGGGGTTGACCCCTTGGACGCCAGCACCTTGGAAGCGGTAATCAGTGAACAGTTGCGCTACCAGGGGGTGATTGATCCGCAGAACCTGACCACCAATGAATTGCGCCGCTTACAGATTACGGGAGTCAACGGCCACAAGCTACGCACAATGAGCGATGAAGTGCTAGCGCAGGAACAGGCCAAGTACAACGGCACCATGAATGGGGATGAGCGCAAACAATATGTGCAACGATTCAAACAGAAGGCGGGGAGTCTGTACGGCCCAATGGCTTTCACAGAAGCCGCCAGCAGCTACAAGAAAGACGGTATTGGCCTGCCCTACTATTCAATGCTGTATGATGAAATCAGCAACCCAGGCACATTACAGAACTTTTTTAACGCCGAGCAAAACAGTAAGACCAACCGCGCCAACATCCAGCAACTGGCTCCATTCAAACAAGTCAGCCTTTCCCAACTGGAGAGAGACATTTCGGCAGACCCGGTCATTGATGAGTTCATGCGCAGCATTCAGATTGACCCCGCTGCGGTTCCAGTTGCCAACTCCTTTCGAGAAGCGATTGTCAACTATGTCCTGCAACTAGGCACGCAGAACCCAGATGCCAGTTCAGCCAGCTTGATTGAGTTGGCAGGGCAGCACCTGGTTAGCGACAACTACGCCTTCCTAAATCCGAATGATGATGCCCCACCAGTACGACTACGCAACGAGCATCTAGGCATTTACGACGAATACCAGATGAGCCAGGCGCTGGAAGCCTGGACGGAACAGGAACTCAGTAAGCGTAGGGCAGGCATGGCAGATGTCGCCGCAGAAGATGACTTGTACGCCTGGAAGCCACGCGGTGATGAAACCGGCTTGGAGTTATTGAACTTGAATCCAGCGCAAGGCGCACAAGCCAGCTCCCGCCGTCCGGGTATCGTGTTGTCGTTCATGGATTTGCAAGAAATCACTGAGCGCTACGTCAACTCCTATCCTGGCGAAAACGTACAACTGGATGAAGCATCACTCGCAGAAGAGCAGCAACTGTTGCAGGAAGAGGAGGCCGCTCGCCAAGAAAACGAAAGTACCCTGCAGCGCATGTTCCGCGATCAGCGCCAGCAAGATACCCAAGAACCTGTTTTGGATCTAACAGATGATTCGCCAGAGAGCCAAAATGTCCTGCGATACTTAAATGACCTAGACATCGCTTTTGAGTCTACGACTACAGAAGCACAGGCCCGCAAGGCAATGGAACGGATGGTCAAGTTTGGTGGGCGCAAGCTAGAAACTGATATAGAAAAGCGCACCTTGGAACAGGAAGCGATGCGGCGTTTGCTTCAATTTATTGAAAACCGCTGATGATTTACTACAACGACAGCACCGACTTCCCAGGCGGCCAGCAACAGTTTGTTGAAGACTACGAACCAAGCGCTGGGCAGATGTTTAAGATAGGCTTTGGCGCTGGGTTGGATGACACCACCTTGGGACTGCTGACATCAATTTCTGCTATGGACGCAGCCGAAAACGCGCCTGTGCTTACGAAAGAAGACTGGGAAGCCAGTAAGTTCTACGACCCGGAAATCAAGTGGGACGATAGCTTTACAACACCGAAAGCGCGACTGCTGAAAGAACGCCGTGACCGTGAACGCGAACTAGGTTTCTTGCTGGAACGTGCCGGTATTGGTAGCACAGCCGCTTTCTATGGTGGTGCTATCGCAGGAACGGTTCCAGACATTGTCAACTACATACCGTTTGTCGGCATTGCGTCGAAAGCCAAGAGCGCAGCCGTGCTGGGCAAGATCGCTCAGTCAGGACGGCTAGGGCGTGGGGCTACCACAGCCGCTGATGCGGTGCTGGGTACAGCTTTGATTCAGCCCCTGGTGGCTGCCGAACGCGACACCTATCAACTGAAGTACGACACCCGTGATGCGCTGACCGAACTAGGGCTGGCGCTGGGGCTAGGCTTTGGATTGGGTGCAGCACTGGGACGGGTGCATCCAAAGGACAGAACGGTCCAAGAGGTCGCAGACCGCCAAAGAGGGCAGCGGGTTACGCCTGACGGGGAAACAACTCCAGACAACCTTCCCCCAGAGCCCACCAACACACGGGCCCAGCAGGATTGGGATTCGGTAGCCCCTACAGACAAGGTTGAGGCGGTGCGCCGCAAGATTGCCAATGACGCAGTAGGCACTCAGGACAACGTGCCCATTGTTCGGCAGCAAGGAGCGCAGCAAGCGATTGCACAGGAGGCGGCGAGACTGGAAGCTATTCAGACCGCTTTTAAGGATAGTCAAATCGTGAACGCAGACGGCACCCCGCGTGTGATGTATCACGGTACGGGTTCAGATATTACCGCTTTTGACCTGTCAGGGAATACTAGAGGCGGGTTGATTTATTTTACTTCGCAAACTAGGGACGCTTCAGGGTATGCCGTGGCAAAGGGCAGTAACTCTGAAATGACAATTGACTTTGAAATCCTGGCGGACAAATACCCTGACATTTTTGATGTAAAGACAGGCAAGGTCTTGAACGCCCGCAAGCTCAAAAAGGCACTAGAAGACACTCCTTCTAATTATTTAGATGCTGAAGACATTGCTGACATTGCCAAACGAGACAAGATCCCTTTTGCTAAGGCGTTTGAACGGCTTTTCGAAAGCAACTACCGAGGGGGCAATGTTATCCCGGTATACATCAACGCCAAAAAAGTCTTAGGCAGCGAAGGCTCCCCTGCAATGGGCTGGCAAGAAGCTGAAAAGCTAGGGGCGAAGCATTTTACAGATCAAGGCTATGACGCTGTTTGGATTCGCGAAGGCGAAGCCATGAAGGACTCACTAGCTATTTTTGACCCAAAGATTGTCAGGTCCATTTACAGCCCTGCGCCGCAAGATTTTACCAACGCACAACTGATTGCTGACAGCACCTGGAACACCCCACGCCCTGCGCCAGAGCCCTTACCGGCACCGGATGACACGCCGATCAGCGCGAATGAGGCACGCCTGCAGCAAATGGAAGCGGCCCTGGATGAGCGCATCCGTACAGCAGAAGCCAACGGGACCTTGAGCGAAACTGACGCCCGTGAGTTGGCGTACATTGATGAGGAGATTGTGAAGTTGGACAAGTACCACCAGGCTGTTTCTGAAACCATTGAATGCGTGATTGCCAATGGCTGATAAGTTTGATCCCTGTCTAGGGATTGCCAAGGACGCAAAGTTTGGGCTTTCGGAGCAGCAGGCCAAAGACCTGGTAGCAGAGTTGCGGGCAGAAAAGGAAGCGCACCGGCTCAAGCCTTCTGACGGTGATTACACGATACAGTTCCGCAGACAGGTACAAGAGTTGAC